AAAAATGTGGGGTTTTTTATTTACATTTGTTTCCAGATTAACAGATTTAGATGGATAATAAGACAAAAAATACCATTATAAAGTCAAACAGGCTTGACTTCCTTTTCGACCTCCACACTAGAGGAATAGAAATTTCAAAAGAAGATTTAGACCTTTTGAAAAAAAACAAATATATCGAAGAACCCGATATAAAAAGCACAAGAGCAACAAAATTACTTATCGTTTCAGACCCTAGAGTAAAGAGTAAAAACTCTATCGAGGCGGATAAAAATATAGATATTATTGATGCTAAAGATGACGAGGATGTAAAGCCAATAGTCATAAAAACCGTAGAGGGGCATCAGAAAATTACCGAAGGAACAAGTTACAGATTTGAGGGTTCGCTAGATATAGAGATGCAAGACTGGATGCCTGTATCAAAGATTGAGCATGACAGAGATTTTATACATTGGATTGACAGTATAAATTCTGGGTTTCAAAAGATGATTCCTTATAGGAAATTTAATCTTTATGTACAACAAGCCTCACAATGGTATGCTGAAAATGGTTCTATAACAAACTACCACACCCTTGACGATCAAAAATTCTACGCCCTTGAAGAGATGCGTAGATGTAAAGAAAATACACTTTACTTTTTAAACAAATATTTGATTCTAAAAGAGGGTGATTTAAACTCAGGGTCTAGGGTGTATGATGCCAAGCCTGTACATGAGGTAATGGCATACATGTTTGATTGTGGGTATTCGATGATGATAGGTAAGGGGCGACAAATTGCTGCGACATCTACACTCGGCGGATGCTCATTAAAAAAGATAGTATTTAACAAAAACTTCTTCCTAAAATTCATCACTCAAGATAAGGAAACAGGTATTGAGATTTTTGAGGATAAGATAAAATACCCTTTTAGTGAACTTCCTGAATGGATGAAACCTACAGTAAGCAACGAAAGGGATAACTTGTTTAGATTAAGCTCAAAAGCTAAAAAAGGAACCAAGAAAGGTATAAACTCAAAAATTCAAGTAGTAGCACCGTCTGTTTCTGCGATAAATGGAGGTTCACCTCAGCTTGTGTTGATAGATGAAGCTGGTTACATTAGTATTTTGGGTAAAATGATGAAAGAGGCTAGACCTACGATGTTTATGCAGAATCCAGTAACTAAAAAACTGGAAATGAAACGTCAGATTATCGCTTGGGGTACTGGTGGCGAAATGGATAAAGGCGGGAAAGCTTATGAAGAAGAATACAATACATGTATTGCTAAATGGAACAAGAGAGAATTTAGTAGTGGTATAATTCCACTTTTCTTTGACTGGACATGCCGACCAGGTATAACAAAAGAGTTTTACGATTCTGAAAAGGCGGTATATACCGTAGATGGACCAGATAGAGAAGAGAAATTAGTTCAGTTTAGACAAACATACCCTTCGATTATTGAGGATATGTTCCTTACATCAGCAAAGACCTTAGTTTCTATAGATTACATAAACAGAAACATCGAAAGGATAAGGGATATTCCTCATACTGCAAAAGCACAAAAAGGATTTTTCGAGCCTGTATTCGACACAAGTAGAACTGCTGGAGAAAATGAAGATGTTCCATTTATGATAATAGGAGCAACATTTGTACCTACAGAAGATGATGACCCACGAGCATCAACAACAATATTCATGCACCCATACAAAAACTGGATAAACAGATATTATGGAGGGGTCGATCCTATTATGTCAGATAATGGATATTCAAACATGGGTTCAGCTATATTTGATGCTCACTTTAAAACTGTTGCTGCAATAGTGAATTATCGTGATAGCAACCACAAATACACTTTTTTACAAACAATGCTACTTGCATTATACTACGGTACAGAAGGTCCGCAGCCAAAAAGGGCAAAAGAACTTGTGGAGTCAAATATCGGTACAGCATACATAGATTACGTAGATACAAAAGGATTTTATGATAGCTTGGTGTATAGAACAGAACTTCCGGAATACATGCAGGGAGGTTCTGCTATTGTAGGTATAGACAACAGAGCTGCGAGGACTAAATTTATTATAAATAAGATGTTTGAATTTATACAAGCCTATGGAGATAGAATTTGTATTGACACATTCTTTATACAGCTAAGAACCTTTATTTGCACGATAACAGATAGTGGCAATGAAACGTGGGGGACTGCGGATAAGCGTAAATATCACGATGATATTTTGTTTGCAGTAGTTTTTTCTTATATTTGTAGCTTATCATATTCGCACATACCTCCGAAAGAGATAAAAAGTGAATCAGATAGATTTAAAATGGTATATGAACTTTTTAGGGATAAAGATGGAAACATTGATAGAAGAGAAGTTCGAAAAAGGACTGCATAAATGAGTAAACAACCGCCAAATAAACAATTTTCAATGTTCTACCCAAGGACAAAGAATGGTCTTTTGTCCGATTACCCAGAACTTAAAAGAGTAGAGATTTTTACCAAACTGAATAGGTTTGATTTGCTGTTTGCTTGGTACTTTGCATGTAAAGCAAGTCCTTTTGCGTATGAGGAAAGTGATAAAATAAGAACAGAATTATCTCTTGTTGAAACTTATGGGAAAAAAGCGGATGAGTTGAGAGGTGCATTTATGGCTGGAAATTTTGATGATAAATTAAGAGTTGGCATCGTTGAAATGCGTAGATTTGAAATCGGTCCAAGAATACGTGCCAAGATGATGACTGAAAAAATCATGGAGAATTATGAAAAGCTTATTGATGTAAATCTAAAGTCTGAATTTTTAAACAAAGATGGCGAGGTTGACTGGACAAAGAAAAAAGCGTATATTGATGCTTGTTCAACAATAAGTAAGTCAATACCATTATTAATAAACCAAGCAGAAGGCGGATTTGGAATATCTGAAAAAGAAGAAGGTGATTTTATAGAAATAAACGCCGAAGATCTAATAGAACAATTTCACGACAATAATTAAAAACTAATTTATGTTCTACTTTTCAAACGAAGTTGCAAATAAGCCAAATAGGTTAACCGAAAAAGACAAGGATGTTAACTATCACTTGCAATACGGTAAATTCACATTAACAGATGCTAGTACATCTCTTCATCAGGAGTTTATAGCAAAAACCAAGCTTAATAAAAATTTCTACAAAGGAAATCAATGGACATTCAATGAGGATGTAGAAGCTTTCTTGATGGACGCTACAAAGCAGACAAGAAATAGAATAAAGATTGTTCACAACCTTATTCGTCCAATGATAGAGCAGTATAGAGGTAATGCTATAATTTTAACCATAAATGCTAGTGCTAAAAGTGTTTCAAAGAAAGCAATAAACCGAAGAGAAAGTTCTTTAGGTGAAAAACTTCTCAAAACAAGGGTAGCTATGGAATTCCCTGCACTTGGAAGATTAATGAAAGATGCTGACAAAGCTCTTGGAGATAGTGAAAATGAAACTGTTCAAATCCATGAAAACTTATACGTAGATTCTTTTGTAAAAACCATAAACAAACTTATTCAATACGTAAAAAATTTGAATAATCTGGACGAAAAACAAACAAGAGCAGCACAGAACCTTGGGCTTTCAGGACTTGTTGTTATGGAGGGATTTGAACATGGAGGACACCAAAGGTATCAAATAGTAGAATCGGAAGAGTTTTTCTTTGACCGTTCTGCTAGAGAATACGACCTTTCTGATGCTGACTACATGGGTAAGTGTATTGGGATGTTGCCGACAGATATTTTAGAAGCTTATCAGAATATTACAGAAGAGCAAAGAAAGTCTATAGAAAGCTATGTTTCAGACAAACAAGCTGGAGCCAATAACGCATCATTATTAGAAGGAACTGTAAATATCGGTAGCACAAAAATACCGGTGTGTCATTCTTATTGGAGAGATGAAGAAAGAAAAGATTGTGGATATGTTTATGACGAATTTGGTTATCCTTACCTTATATATATAGGAGAAACTGAAAACCCAGCAACACAAGAGCCATATACTGAAGAAGACTTAATAGAACCTCCACAGTCAGAGAAAAATGACCGTTTATTTAAAGGTAAGAAAAAAAGGTCGATGTATCTTGATGTACTACGTTTTTGCGTATTCATTCCTTTTGGAGCAATAGCTAATCCAGATAAAAAAGCAGACGGACCATCCGATATAGTCTTAGATTTTGGACTACACCCTTACCAGGAAACAGAATGGTTGGATTTGTCAAACGTTAAATTTCCTTTTAAATGCTATACTTGGGGATATGTTGATGGTGAGATAATGAGTCCTGTAGATGATGCTATAAATCCACAAAGATTTATCAATAGAGTGTTATCTGTGGCGGAATCACAAATAAATCAATCTGGAGGCTCAAGTGTTGTTGTAGATAGAGATGCTGTAGATGGTCCAGACGGTGAGGATAATCTTTATAGAGATATTGACCAAGGAAAACCTATAACATTAAGAACAAAAGGTAGAGGTATTCCAAACTCAGTAGGAGTATATGATGCTACACCAAAACAAGGGACTTATAAGTTGTTTGATATTATTCCTGTGATGGAAAGTATTATTCAGAAAAATACAGGCGTAAATGAAGGATTAAAAGGAGAAAGTACTGGTTCAGACCAGCTTGTAGGGGTAACACAGTTATTGATACAGCGAGGTTCATTAATGCAAGAACCATTTTATAATGCTATTAGCCAATTATTCTTACAAGTACACCAACACACAGCTACCGTAGGTAAGAGAATGTATATTGCTAACGAAAGAGAACTTGCTATTGCTGTAGGTGATGATGGTGTAGAAATCCTTGAATTATCTAAAGAAATGCGTAACGAAGACTTTAGAGTGTTTGTTACGAGGGAAAACGCCGAAGAGCAGCTATTTGCACAAGGCGACCAAATGCTAAATGTATTTTTACAAACAGGAATGATAGACGAAACAGTTTATGCTAATCTTTATGGCAGGTCAACACCATCAGATGTAGCTATGGCTTTACGTGAAAGTGCTGGTAAAAAGATAGAATTAAAAAGACAACAAGCAAAACAAGCTGAAGCAGATAAATTGGTTATGGACCAACAATTAGCTGCACAAGAAGCTAAAAATGCTCAGTTTATCCAACAAGAACAGAATAATAGGACGATAGAGAATATGGAAAAACACGCTGGAGAAATGGAAAAAATAGCATTAAAAGGAGAGATAGATGCGATTAATAAATCAAAAAGTACGACAATATAGTTTGTTGTATTAAAAAATTATTTATATTTGTCCAACAGTAAAACGGAACACTATGTCAGAAGAAGCAGGAAACAAGGAAAATCAAGGTTTAAATAGGGAAAATTCATTAAACTCAGTATTGAGTTCGTTTGAAGGGTTACCAGGGTTTGCAGAGGTTAAAAAAAACCTAACAATAGAAGAAGCACCCTTAGAGTCAAAAGTGGCTGAGGAGGAAGTTGAAATAATTGATCCAAACAATGCTGAAGCAGTAGCTAAAGACCTTTTGAAGAAAAAAGTTGAAACACCTGCTGCGGAAGTAGAGGAAGAAGAAGCTGAGGAAGAAGAATCTGAAGCTGAAAAAAAGAAAGTTGAAGCAGTTATAGACAGCCCTGTTTTTGGAGGTAAGAAAGTAATTAAAACTGAACCCACTAAAAAGCCTGAAGAATTTGTTTTCGAAGGTAAGGAAAAGGTTGAAAGCTTTGTTAAGGAAAAAACTGGACTTGATAATTTAGATGCTTTAGTTTCTGGATTTTCAGAATTGAAAACTAAATCAGAAGAGTTTGAAAAAACTACTGCTTTAGTTGATAAGTATGAAGGAATCTTTGCTCAGTTGCCTACGGAATTGTATCAGGGAATTGATGCTTTCTTAAAAGGACAAGACTGGAAAGCTCCAATACTTAGCAAACCAAACTTAGACTTCGCAAAAGATGTTAACGCGCAAAACTTAACAACTCTTGTAGAAAACTATTTACCTGGTCAGTTCACAAAAGAAGAGTGGGAAGACTACAATTCAGAAGAACCAGACCCAGGAACAAAAAAAGCGATTGACTTAGCAATAAGTACAGCTAAGAAACAATACAACACTGATAAGACAGACCTTGATAGTTTCAAGACAAATCAAATTAGTGATGCTCAAAAAAGAAATGAGCAAATGAACAAATCTGTAGAAAAGTCTATAGATTTTTTGAAAAAGAATTTGGAAGGTGTTGATGATAATTATATCAAAAAGACAAAACAAAATCTTACTATTCAAAAATTGAATGAATTATTTTTTAATCAAGATGGAACCTTTAGAGAGGAAGCTGCGTTAAGAATTACTATGGCGGAACATGGCAACGACATGTTGGAGCAATATAAGATAATAGCAAAGCATCAATCTGAAACTACTGAAAGACAAGAAATACTGGAAAGGACTCCAGCAACACCAAAAGTTAAGAAGAAATCAGAAGAATCAAAAGACAGTGTAAGACCAGAAGTACAAGCCAGAATAGATGAAATAACAAAAGGTTTAGGAAAGACTACAGTTTATTAAAAAAAAGTTAAACCTAATATTAAAAACAAACTATTATGAGCACACAAACTTATGTACCTGGAGTTGGTAATTTACCATTTGGTAATATTAATACCAATCCCGAAGGATCGAATTACGCCGTTGATTCAGGTTTTTCACCAACAGAAACAATTTTAATTCAAAAAGCTGTACGACAAGCTATATTTGATGCTGCTCCAGCACAATATAATGCTTTGAAGCTTTTGAATATGAAACCTTACAAGGATAAAAACCTTGATGAGTTTTCTTATTTAGAAAAAACATTTGGCAGAAGCCCGATTGAGGCAGCAGCACCTGGTGTTGGTGCTCAAGCAGGTGGAGCAGGGGTTTCTCAAACACAAATAATTCCTTTAACCGCTGCATCTATGACACATGTTGCTGAGGATTTGATTGTTATTTACCCGGACAACACTAAAGCTGTTATTACTCAGGTTGGACCTGGTAATCAAATAACCGTTACTTCTCAAACAAGTGATGGTTTGTCTGCTGTTTTAGCTGGAGATATTTTTGCCTTCCAATCAACTATTGAGTCTGATGGAATGGATGTGTTTAAAAATTATGAAAGATTGGAAACTGTTGAGAGATACAACTACATCCAATTCTTCATGAGAGCTCAAAGATGGGCTAGAGTAGAGATGCAGAAACACATCAACGCAGGAACTACTGATTACCTTACACATGACAAACAACATAAACTTAACCAATTAAGAGTAGATTTCTTCAACTCTTATTTCAATGGTCAAAGAGGTGAGTTTCCATTGTCAGGTGGTAGAGTAGCAAAAGCAATGGGTGGTATTTATCCAACAATGGTAGCTGCTGGTTCTGCTAGTGCTAATCCAACTGTTGCTGGATTCCAAGCTGCTTTCCAAACATTAGCTTTCCAAACAAACTTCAAAGTTGAAGGCGGTACTCGTTTCGTTTATGGAACAGATGAGATGCTTAACATCTTCTCAGAAGTTTACAAACAACCAGGATTGAGATATTCTCCAAACGACGAAGTTGCCAACTTGAAACTGAAAAGAATCGAGGTAGGTGCAATGAACTTTGTTTTAGTTCCTTGTGAGCTTTTTAGAGAAGAGTCTTGTTTCCCTGCTGAGTGGAAAAGAAAATTATTAATCTTAGACCAAGAGGCTATCTCTCCTTGTAAATTAAAAGGAATCCCAGCTCTTGAGATGGGACAAACTCTTAATAGAGGAACAAACGGAACAAGAGAAAACTACATCGACTACTGGTGTGGTGGACAGTTGAGCTTAGAGTTCAATAATCCGTTAGGTTCTTTCTGGATGGATATTCAGTAAGATTCAAATGAATTAACATGGGTTAGCTCTTAAAGTAGAGCTAACCCTTATTTTAAATATAAAAAACAAAAAGATGGCTATTGAAATAGAAGAAGTATCAGGATCAGAAGAAAATAAGCAAAAAGGGGATGCAATAACAAGGGAGTTAATCCTTAATATGCAAAAACAAATTGAGGAATTACAAGCAAGTAAAAACGTTAATAACCCAGTAGTTAGCAACACAGAAAATGTGTTAAAAGAATTAGTTGCTGGATTAAAAGAAAAGCCAGATAGTGAAAAGTATGGTGGAGAACGTTATTACGTTAGGGAAGAAGATATAGATTTTGAAGATCTTTTACCTATACCTGTTCCTTTTTACTGTCATCAAGTAATGTATGTTATTGTTGATGATAAACGAAACGGACATCCTGTAAGAACTCCATTTGGAAACACGATAGTATTTGAGTATCAGTCAACAAGAAGAGTTAGAAATGGTAAAGAAGAAAGTTTACACAACATTTCTCAATATGTTTCTAAAAGTAAAAAAGAAGTAGAGTGGTTGGAGAAATGTAAAGGTTATGGTTCAATATTCTTTAAAAGTCATATTGACGCAATGAATGTTGACGGAAGAAAAGCTGCTAAATTAGCTAGAATAATGTCGGTACTACAAAGGTCTGATGTTGGTAAAGTTATAAGGTTGGCTAATCAAAACGGAATCACACCGTCTCAAGACGTGTCAATGCTTAGATTAGCTATTGCAAACAAACAAGCTGAGGATGAAATAAAAGCAGAAGATGCTTCGAACCAAATTAAATTGAGAAATTCAATCATTGAAACCGAAATTATACCAGTAAAAACATTGTCGTAAACCTATAAAAAAATGATAAGTGCTCAAAGTGTTGTTGATAGAATGAAAAGTGTCTTAGACNNGACGCTGAGGGTTCTGATAGATACTTGTTTGAGCAAGATTTTAAACCAGCAATTAACTCAGCCATAGACTGGTTAGTTGCTGTTTTTAATTCAGCATTTTCAGACAAAAAACTTTCGGAAGAAGATTTGAGAGAGCTTGTTAAAGTAACCATTTGGCAGTCTAACAATTATTCAAGGATTCATTTTAACGAAACATTGTTAGGGTATAAAATTTGGAGTATTTTGGCGGTAATACCAGAGCCAGTAGTAATTCCACTCACAACACCTCCTCAGTTAGTATCTCCAGATAAATCAGTATTTAGAGGTGATTTATCATTTGTTGATAGTTATTATTCCGCAAAACGATTAACTATTGAAGAGTGGAATGAAAACAGACAGAATGTGTTTGCATCTGGAAATGAATCTCTTTTAAATGGATTAAAAACGTATAGTTACCTTGGACATGCTAATTATGGTTCATCCACTTATAATGCAGGGGGAGAAGAGATACAAATACGACCCTCAGTTGCAGGTAATTTTGTGGCGGTAACACTTTTAAAGAATCCTTCAAAAGTATCTCTTATTACAGATAATGTAGAGTTTCCAGAAACAATAATGGATTTGCTTTTTCAAAAAGCTTTAAATTTTATTGCTTACAAACAAGGGGACCAGACTAATTTATACTCAGTAACATCTCAAGATGTGAATACACTTGTAAAATTAATGATATAGGATGGCAACACTTTTAAGACATATTGTTGATGATATTGCTCAGGATTTAAACCAAGTAAGTGATGATAAGGACGTAGCCAAATCACAAATAGCCTTTTGGGTTATTTTGTTAGGAAACAGACTTAAATCACAGCATATTGGAAAGCGAGATTCTGGTGCTTTTTTAACAACATTTGATAATGTACCAGTAATATCTGTTGGTGTGAGTTCCGAAAATGAAATTAAAAACAGAAAGTTTTTTATTCTACCTAAAAGTATTTATGACTATGATAAAGACGGAGGTATAGAGTATATTTCATATTGTTTAGATGTAGATATGCCCGGATGCCCTCCTCCATTTACAAACGTTCAATTCGGAAGAACAACACCAAGTAAATCAAGAAGGTTGTATTTTTCAGAATACGAAAAACCGAAACCATCAAATCCTTATTTTTATAGGGTTCATGACCATATTTATCTTTTAGGAATAGAATGTGTTGACATTAAAAAAATTGAAATAGGAATTTATTCAACATTAGATCCTATTACAGAAATAGATTTAGATGCACCTTTTGATTTTCCAGAAGAATTATTGATAATTTTAAAAAGACAAGTATTAGACCTTGGACGATGGGCTTTAATGGTTCCACAAGAAAGAGTTAATGATGGAGATGATACAGAAAAACCTAAAGTTGTACCACAGAATAAACTTGTAAGTGTAAATGAATTAAGTGAAGACCAAACACAGAATAAATAATTAAACACAAGAAAGATGAAAGTAAGAAAGATGACTGACTCAGAAAGAGCGGAAAAAATTGAAAAAGTAGGACATATATTAAACAGAACATGCGTTTCAATGTTAATGGCTTTAAATAATTACAAAAACATCGGACAACCAGAAAGCGAGGAATCAAAAAACAAAATAAGAAAATTTGCTTTTAACGAAATAGAAATGTCATTAAATGAGTGTCGTGTTTTTTTAACGGATGAAATCTACGAAGAAGAAGAATAAAAATAATTATTAAATAATGAATATCTCAAAACATAGTGTTGTTTCTCCAGACGAAATACTTTCTGACGTTTTAAAGTTAGCTAGGGATGAATCTTTTAAAGATAACTCAAAGGGATATTACATGTCTTTAATTCAACAAGCATTGCAAGAATTAGCTTTTGATACTTTCTTTGATGAAAGGACTGAATTTTTTCCTGTTCCGCCAAATTTAAGGCTGGAAATGCCAAAAGGAGCTTTTAATATAAAGCAAATTTATTTATACAATGGAGATTCTTGTGATATTTCTAAATCTCAAAACGTATATTGGAAGAAAAACTATTATACCAAAGGCGGTGAAGGATATTTAGCTAGAGATAAATGGAATAATAACGATGCTTTTTATGATAATCGGTCTTTACCAAATGGAAACGGAGCGAATAACGATCCATCATTACGAAGAACAAATGTAAACAGTCTTCAATCTCAGCTATATTACTATAATATTCAAGCAGGAATGATAATGTTTAGTTCAAACGTTAGGAATTTTGAAAATATTGCTTTAGTATTTAATGGTACAGGAGTGAATATTGGAGAAGTTCCATTTATTCCAATGGTATTTAGAGAGGCTATAAAATCGTGGGTTTTAAACCCTGTTTATCAAATAAAGATGGCTAATGCTGATGGTGCTGAATTTAATAAATGGCAAATGCTATTTAACATAAACAACACTAAGCTAAACACTCCATTCGTAGGTTTGTGGGCGGAAGCACAAGTTAGAGCAAAATCTATTGACTCTAAACAAAGGGAAGATATTAAGGAATACCTTGGTAGGTTAAATTATTAATTAAAACAAAATATTATGTTATTCAGAAACTTAGAAGATTTAGGAAAATTTTTAAATGAACAAAAAGTTGTTCTATTATTAGAAAAAGACGGTAAAAAAACCGAAGTATCTTTTGATTACAAGGGAAAACTTACAGGTTTAAAAGAACTTGGTTATAATGTTACTTTGTTAAATAATGGATTAAGACTCGTTGGAGAATCTTTTCGAGGAAACTTTATTAGAAAAAATAGAAAACCAGATGGCTTAATAAATTTCATCACATTTGAAGAAGTAACAGATACTGGATTTGAATATACTACAAAGCCATTTGAATTTAGGGAAGAAAACAACGGTGTTGTAGAGCAGTATTTTAGACTTATTGATGAGGCTGGAACTAAATATATTTTATCTATTGACTTCATTAGTGGTGGAACAGTTATTCGAAGACTTCATAGTGAAAAAGAAGAAGATTGTTATATAATTTTCGTTGGAAAAGTAACTAATATAAGTCATTTATTAGATGTGTTTAATTTGTGTGTGATTAAATATAAATCATTACCATTTATTAATCAAGATATAACACAGGTTTAAACTATTAAAAATGAAGCAGGAGAATCACCCAAAAGAAGTACGTTCTAACGATAGAGGTGCGAACCAAGATATTGATAAAGAAATTCTTGGAGCGAACCCTAAAAGTGGGGAATATCTTGAAGGTAGAAATTTAAGGGTTTCATCAATAAATAGTGCAAGGTCTTCTGCTGATAAAATAAGTGGAGAGGAGATTGTTCACCAGAACGTACAAACTGGAGATTGGGTTTCAATTTGTGTATCGTCCATAAATAATAAAAAAGTAGAATTTTGGGTAGATAGAAATGTAGTTGAAGACCCTATAATCATGGTGGACGGAGTAATTGTTGCTCAATCAGATAAACTTCCATTTCTTGCTACATTTCCAATACAACATGATAAAAACGAAAGTTGTGTAGGTGGAGAAATCTTTGTAACAGACTTCAATGCTGTACCAATGACATTCAACATACAAGATATGGTGGATTCATTAATTTCTAATCCGACAAAATATTTCGCCGACTTCAATCCATCTCTTTATACAGTAAATTTAGAAACACCGTTAAATATTCCTGTATTTGTAGAACTTGTAAATTTAGGAGGTTCATCAGGGCTACCTATAGGTTCTTATATTTATTCATTAAGATATGTTACTGTAGATGGAGATAGAACAGATTGGACACCAGCAACACCTCCGATACCAGTATTAAATAACGTATCAACCGAAGGATCTCAACCATACCCTTATGTAAAAACATTTGGAGCAGACCCAAATCCATCTGTAAAAACAAACTACGGTATAAAAATAAGGTTTAGAGTAAACAACCCTTCAAATTTTGATTTTATTGAAATAAGAAGACAATCATATAATCTTGGATTATCAAATGTATTAACTCCAAATTCTGTTCTTGTAGCTAAAATAGATATTTCTGACGGCGAAATTTCGGTAAGAGAATTTATTGACCCAAAAGATTCAAACGTCAATGATGCAATATCTGAAGAAGATGAAGTTAATAAGTTAGCATCTATAAAACGAGCCAAAGGTATTAGATACCATGACAAAAGACTTGTTTTAATGAATATAGAATTTGAGTCTAAAGAAGTGGATAATGTTACTTTTGTAGATTTGAATGGTGTAAATGCTGTTCCTGTTGTTAAGAAATTAGGTAAAATAGGTTATAAAGACCCTTATAATCATACTTACAACAAAAGGTACATGAGCGGTGAACGATGCGGTTTCTCTGCTGTTTTTTTTGGAGCTACTGCCGGAACAAGTTTTGCTATGCCAATACCGGGATTAGAAAATTTCCAATTCCCAAACCGAAGAGATGCTTTAAGTGCTGATTCAAAATTATATTCATATCTTGGTGCTGCAAGAACAGCTACAGCAAGTGGGTCTGTGGACGAAACATTTGAGGTTTTCGATTTAGAAGATGCTGTAAGAAAACCAGATTATTGTAGTTTTAAAAACATATTAAATGAAGGGAGTAAATCAAGAAGTCAAGTATCTACACCTGGTTGTTCAATCTCAGGGTTAAACCCTACTGTTAATAGTTCCGCCATAGGTTATCAACCTTTTAAACCAGTATCTCCTATAGACATGGATTTATCAGGATTGAGTTATAGAGTAAACACAGGTGTTAAGACTGGTGGTGGGGATAGAAACTACGATCCGTTAGGATATGCTCCAAATTACTACTCAATGGGATTAGCTGTTGGAGGAATAAGAAACATACCTTCATGGGTTAAAGGATTCTCTATTGCAAGAACAGAAATGGCTAAAAGAGTTATAATGCAAGGACTTGGGGTATATTCTTTAAATCAAGGAGTGATTAATGATTTTGGATTAACAACTGTTGCTGCTGCTCCGTTTACTAAGAATACTAATAAATTATGGTTTTATTCTCCAGATAGTGATATTATTGACCAAAATTTAATTAATGATATAAAAGCAAATCCATTAGATTATAAAGTTCAATTAGTTTCTCCATTAGGATTCTTCTCAAATGTATATAATTTTGATGATAAATATGATAGTCCAGATTCTCCATTTAATAATGATAGGTCTGTGGATATGATAACCTACGCAAGGGTATTGCACGATGAGGGACAGATAAATACTGATGAATGGGTTGGTATGGGTGTGGCTTCTGGCGGTAAAAACTATGTAGGACATAATAAATATAGAAACGTCGATGCAGCATCAGGTGGTGCTTTTTCTGGGGATGGAAACAAGCTATTCGACTTGAAATCTTTTTCTGCAAAAACAGATGGTAGGTCTTCTTATTTTGAGCTTGAATTTAATCAAGCGATATATAACACTCCATCCATGCCTCTTGGTGGAGCGAATTTTAATGATTTCCCAGCAAAACAATTTCATGAACCTTTTTATATTGTAAATATTATAAAAGAAGGGGCTAATATTTCTAATTTGAATATTGATAATTATAAATCAACAGGTCATTTTCAAAAGATAGAAAGTATTATTGGTAAAGGAAATTCTTTAGCTAATCAGTCATTTCAGCTTGTGGACGAAAGATGGGAGGATTGTATTCCTGATTTATCATCTACAGGAAGTTTCGCAAACACGTTTGCATACCTTTACTTAGTTAATGCTTTAGGTATATCAAAAACATGGATGAACGTAACATATCGTTCTCTTGTAGATATAACAACAATAACAAACGATATTATTAACAATGGATTTCATATTCCAGAACCAGGTGTGCAAGTTTACGGAATATACACCCATACAAACAATAATAATAGATGGTTTACAATAGAATTTAACATACCGTCATTTTACCCGACAGCATTAGATACTATTACAATTAAGTATAACGATTCAAGACCTTTATCTGTTTTTGGAGGAGATACAGTTGTTGCTGAAAACTTATTTTGTCCAATAGATAGAATAAATTTAATGGATGGAGATAAGAGTCCTGAGAATCAATTTGTTTTAAATGGAGGATTTCCATTTGCTTCATATCAACCAGCACCAAGATATTTTATACCAAGGAACAATCCTACACCAACAGATTTCACCAATCCAATTGAAACAGAATGGTTTTGTAATACAGCATACGTAAGACAGTTATTATTTATGTTTTCTTGTGAAACAAGAAAGGCTTCAAACTTTTCGCATGGATTAGCTTCTTCAGCCACTAATCAATACTATCCTTTAGTGAATTACGTTATGCGACCAAGTAATCTATTTCCTTTAGGTGATGTTTTTTCTGCTTACCATTCAGATTATATTGGGGAACAAGGTATTTGGGGTTATGGAGGCTTTAGATTTCATCCACGAACAAATATAGATTATTCTTACGATGGTCCGCTTCAATATTTTGCCAGACCTGATTTTGGGTTTAAAGAAGAAACACATTTTTGTACTGCTGTAATATGGAGCTTATCAAGGGCGGTGAATGTACAGGATTCTCCAGGTTTAAAAACGTTTATATCTCTAAATAGAATAGATATTGCCGATGACCAAGGGGCTATAAAAAAGGCTTATGATGCTACAACTGGCGGAAAAGGAGAAAACTTATATGCCATAACAGAAAAAGGAGTATGTTTATTATTGACTAAAAAATCAATTTTATCAAGCATAAGTGCGGATGATTTATCAACAGTAGCTTCAGACCAATTTATTTCTAGTGAATATTGGTTAAGTAAACAAATAGGCTCAAATGATGAGATGTGGAGAGGCATGGGAGAAAGAACCATTGGTTTCCTTACTGATGATGGAATGATTGAAAAAGAGGTTTTATTTTTCATAAACAAACAATCTGTTTATACCCTTGTTGAAAACCAAATAAAAGATATTGGAAGGAATAAGTATTACAGCAGATTAAGACCGTTTTTAAAAGGATTGAAAGCAGGTTATACTGGTTTTCTAGCTGCCGTAATAAACAAAAACAATAACGAATTTTGGTTAGATATTGAAAACGGAGATAATAACGATAGAAAACTATTTGTTTACGGCAATGAAAACGCAATGTGGGAAGGTTATTTTGACTATAAATTCGACCAATATTATATGTCCGAAAACAAGATGTTTGGCACAAGAGATTTACAAACGTTTGAAATAGGAAAAGGATTTAAAATAAATGGTATAGATATAGCTTTTGAGCTTACGACCATATTTTCGCCCGGAAACATATCTGTAGAAAAAGAATTTATAAGAATTGGAGTTCAAACAGGACGTAGAGGACAGATGAAACCTACAAGGATTGAATTTTATGATATTGATATGAATATGTTATGCTCACTAAGTCAGTTTAGCCAAGGAACAATGTTCTTAAAACAGTACGATGCTTGGGAGCAATTTATTGGAAGAAAAGATGCTGTAGTATCATATAACAGATATAGAGTGCAGGAAAGAACTCTTATTGTAAAAATCATACATAGTGAACCAGAAGATTTTAGAGTTGTAACAACAACAATACAATATAAAATTATTAAGTAAGAAAATTTTGACTATATTTGTCTTAATCTAAAAAATTAAAAACATGGCTGGAGAATCATCTATTGGATCATTACTTGGTGGAGTTGTAGGTTCTGCTATAGCACCAGGCGTAGGTACTCAAATCGGAGCTGGTTTGGGCGGAATAGTTGGAGGAGCTATAGAATCTAAAAATGCTGGTAAAAACACTCCTCAAGTTCCTATGGAAGACCCTGCACAAACAGCAAGGCTAAGAGAGATTGACGCTACACGAAGACAAATTTCAGAAGGTAGAGACCCTTTGACTTTACAAAGAATTTCAGATATTAAAAACATTGGAGAAACTACAAAAGGTCAATTAGGTAAATTTACTGGTGGAGATGTTGGGGGTACTATTTCAGCAATGTTAAGAGCCCAAAGAAATACTGGACAAGGAATAAATCAAGCATATACAGAATCACAACAAAGAATACCTCATTTTATGGATTTAGCAGGGCAGCTTGGTAATAGAATAGAACAGAGAAAACTTGAACTTGGTATTTATGAGCGAGATAGAGCTTTTGCTCAACAAGCACACGCTCAACAAAATATGCAAAATGCTATTTCAGGAACTATCGCTTCACTTGGTGGTTTAGGAAAATTAGGAGGAAATAAACCATCAAACACTCCCATTTCTGATATTGGAGGTGGAGGTGTAAATTCTGTTGGACAATTTTCTCCAGCATTACAAACACCAGGATTAGGAGAAGCTTTTAATCAAGGGTTAGCAGGAAATAGAGATGCTATTGCAGGTAATACTGGGTTTGGAGGGTTTAACTCTATGGGACAACCTGAATATGCTACATTTAATGTTACAGGAGGTTTCGGACAACAATTAGGTGGTGGTTTTGGTGGTATGGGTGGAGGAAATAGTTTTATTTATAGAGGTGTTCCTGAATCAGAATATACAAATCCAAATTTTTAAGGATAAAAATGACGGAAAAACTAAATATAGATGATTACGAAAATGTATCATTGCCACCAAACACAAATGGCAATAACGTTTCAAATAGTGTAGATGCAGCAACCATAGGTGCTTATAATCCTAATGGTCAAAACGTGCCAAGTAGTGATGTTGCATATATTCAGAATCAAATGGACCCATTAAACGGTCAAGCACCAGCAATA